GTGCACATGGGCTAGTAGTCAGTAACATTTCTGTGGAGGGGGAAGGTTCTCAAGCCAAAAGAATATTCAACAATCAAAATAGCAAATGTTACATCACAGTGTTGAATGATCTTTATGACATGATAAACGATGTGGCTCCCAAACCCATTCCTACTGACTGGTCTGAGGTTGTTCAAGAATTGCATGATTCAAAAAAACAGTTAGATGAAAATGTGTTGTCAACTGTGGTGAGAGAAAGCAATCTCATCTGGCCCCTGGTAGCCAGACATGTGAGCTCAATGACTCAATTTGTGTCCAAAATGACTCATAAGGATCAAATAGGTAGTCGTGAAATTGCCACTCTCAATGCTGCCGCACGTATCTGCTGCTATTACATAGAAGAATTTTCAAGGTACATCAGAGACACAGAACACTCTTTTGGAATGCATACTGATCTGATAGAGAGGAAAGACAAGGAGGACATCGTTAAGGCAGCTTTCAACAAGTCAAGGCTCTCGGCACAAGATGGGAAAACAGTGGTGTATGATTCGGCTGATTGCTCCAAATGGGGACCTAGCATGCTATCACCAATCCTTTTCATCAGTTTAGGTCTCAGAGTTGAAGATGTAGAGCTCAAAGACACCTTGATGAGATGTTTCCATCTTTTCTCCAACAAAGTTTTCAAGTTGCCAGATGCTTTGTACCTAAGCACTAATTTAGATGATGAGGACGAAGAGAGTAAAAATGCAGTTTCAGAAGCGAGGAATCAAGTGAAAAACATGGAATGGCCCATTGGAGACCCCAAGCTGCAAATCATTAACCTTCCCGAATCAATGCACCAAGGCATTTTGGGTGTGACTTCATCTCTGTTGGCTACAGATGCCCAAAATTTATCTCGGTATGTTACCACTAGGGCTTTTGACAACAAAGTAGTTGTAGAACCTTTCATCACCAGTGATGATTACTCCAGAATTTTGACTTTTGACAACCCTGAATCAGATGAAAAGTCTGTGACTGAACTGATAAAGAAATCTTTGCACATTCACTGCACTGTGTCTTCTGGATTTGGTATCAAGCGCAACATGGAGAAATCAACACACTCAACAGTGGTGCTAGAGTTTAATTCTATTTTCTACACACCTAGTTCAGAAAATCGACCCGATATCAAATCCAGACTGTCTTATGTTGATTTTGGGCAATCTTATGATCCTTATCCTAATGCTCTGTACTGTCTCACCAGTGGTTCTGAATTTCTAAGAACAGAAGGAAGTCTACATGGTGCTTGCTGGGTTCAACTTTTGAACACCCATCTATCCATGATGCAGAATCAAGGACTTGCTTT